CCCTTATCTGCAACTCTTGCTTGAATACTGTTTCCGCTAAAGTTCATTTTATCTGTTTGATTTTTGATGCCATCTGGATACCCACCCAAAATAATCTTACCAGCATGTTCTTCTATGCCATTGCTTGCTATATATAGATATTCTGTCAAGGTTGTGGGACTTGGATTAAATTGATACTTGAAATACCCAGTAGTTTCTATCTCTGACATAATTGCTTCATCTACAACTTTTGTATCATCAGATAAATCATAAACCGTGATAGTAACATTGTCTCCTGTTGTAAACCTACAAATTATATGGAGATTTTCAGATTCCAAATATCTCATACGATTACCTCATTATCTATATTTATACTAATCCTTTTGAGACTTATAACCCATTCTATTTTTTTATCAAAAGTAAATTTCTTCTTATAAGTTTCATAGCCTGCTTTTGAGATTTCCAGAGTAAAAGGATTTAAATCATTATAATCTGAATCACGACTTTCTCCACCTGCTGTTTTTGTTATCTCTGTGACAACTACATCTTGTTTAGTAATATCACCATTTACATCAGTAGTTTCCGTGAATAAAAGACTATTGTTTTTATCGTATAGTTTTACAGTTACATCTTCAAGTGGCTCATTGTTTTTATTGATAATATTTAAGGATATTGACCGATAAATATCTATTTGATTATCATATCCCTGAGTATTACTCCACCAAACCACAGGATGATTATTATTTCCATAAGCAGGAAAATCGCAATCATAAAAAGGGAATGCATCTATCCAGGAATAATAAACACGGATATCTTGAGGATCTAATCCTTTTTTATTAATTACACAATCTCTAATTTCAATATTATCAGCTTCTTCATAATGATTGATATGAACCCAAAAATAACCATCACAATAAGCATTCTGCCAACTTGAATTAATGGCGTTATATTCAAAACTAGCACAATAACCATCTACATTAAAACTAACATCTACATCTGACACTATTCGTAAAGTACAACCTTTAACAACATTTCCACCGTTATCAGTAAAACCTGAACTTAGTTTTAAATAATTATCAGCACCTAATATACTGCTAACACGAGGAAATCCATTATAAACCTCTTTTGATAAAAATATCACATCTTCAAGTGTAGAATTTACTCCAAAAGTTTGTTTAAGCGACCAAGCAGTAATATCAAATATAATTCTTTTTGCAGAAAATACAAAATCATCTGAATCTTTATAAAATCCATTATGCAAAAAAGAATAACGTTTTCCATTCTCAAAAGTTAAACTTCCAGTTGCCCCACTTGTAATATATAATCCACCTTTTAAAATAAGCCAATATCCATCCCATCTTCCTTGTCCTGTTGGAACAACTGCAAAAATATCATCTTCATTTATTGTTCCAACTGCCCCAGTAATTTCAACATAACCCTCTCCTAAATCTTTATCAACACCAGGGAGAGCATCCTTTATAGCAAAAGTATCATGTTGATTACCACTATCTAATAAATCCTCGCTTTCAAGTGTCATAGTTAATTCATCAGTTGTAGCATACGAAGAAGCATTATCAGATAATCTATTTATTCTTTTTCCCCACCATCTATCGTCGCCACTTGCATATTTTGTTATATAGACATTGTAATGAGTTGCACCTGATACAGCATCCCAAGAAATTATTATTTTCTGATTTCCACTTGTGGGAGTAGCACTGGTTTCAACTGACGGTGCAGACCTAAGAGTTGGAGGAAATTTACCTCCAGAATAAGTTTCTCTATTCGTAGCACATACAACGATATAATAGGTATCACCAATAACCAAAGAGCCTCCAGAAGCTAAAGAGGCTGACGGATTAGCAGGAGATGATAATGGAGTTTTCCAGGTTATTGCCATGATTTATAACCTTTTTAATTGCTTTAATAATTCTTCTTTCTTTTTAAGTTCCTCTTCTAACTTTTCCTTGTCCGAAGATGATACCATCATATCATTCCAGAAATCTAATGTTTCCTGGTCTGGCTTTTCTTTAGGATTTGGATAGTTTTTTATTTGCTTTTGCAGATTCTTTATATCTGCTTCTAACTTAACAAGATGTATTTCACTCTTAACCGTTTCTATCTTTTTAATCACATTCGGGTCTTCTGTTTTTTCGTAGTCCATAAAACTATTCCTTTAATTTAACAAGCTATTTTCTGACAACTCCAAAGTTATTTTGCTATCACCAACAAATTCTGTAGTTATAGTTGAAGTTCCCGTAACTTTTGTTGTCACGGTTGAACTATCTGTAACAACAAGTGTTATCGGACTATCTCCATTAACAACTTCAACCCACATTTTTAGTCTCCTTGTTATCTATCCAGCACCATTATTAATAACCAAGTTAACTGCTTGAGGATAAATATTATCTACTTTTTTTATTACAAAGATGTTATTGAGATCACCTTTTGGGGTAGCTATGATTACTTTATCTCCTACTTTCCACAACAGGGAATCATCCCGGACTGAGAGTCGCAGGCCTGATATGGTGCCGACTATAAGCAGGCCTGATGGCTTGATCTCTAAAATTTCGGCTAGCAAATAGCCTTCAGGTTGGACGATCTCGAATGGAGTAAGGGTATTATCCATGTTTTAAATCCAAATATTCTACTGTTTCAACCTGGTCGGTTAGAGCATCTGTCGTGCCTGATATAGTGCGCTCTGTTACGGTTACAAGCACATCCAGCGTTCTCATGGTCCCCTGGATGTTTAATACATCATTTACTTGTAAGTTTGTGTTATGGTTTGCTATTCCAATACTTCTTTTTTTTACTGTGTGTGTATGAGCGTTAATCTCTGTAAGCGCTTTTCTTTGTATTAATGCTTCTGACCTGTATATATTGTGATTGATGTTTGGTAAATCGACAAATGGCATCACATGGAAGGTTTTTGTAGTGTCCGCATCCGCTCCGGACACCTTTAAATGATATATTAACGCATCGTTAAACAACGATATTTCCGGAGATTCCGCGATCATATCCAATGTAGATTCAGAATCAGTCCCAAATTCGGCGGTGCCATCGGCTATAAGGTTTGTTCCTGCTGCTGCGTCTGCTTGTGTGAGATACAGCTTTATGCTGATATTTGACCCTGCATCAGCAAGTTTAACATACCAATTTCTATTTGGGTTAAGATTCCATTCCGTTATTGCAAAGGCCATATCCCGCTCTCCGCTTTTTTCCCGAACAGGCCGGCTCTCCAGCCCCGGGTGGCGGTTCCGTTATACTCGGCGCCTTCTTTTGCTATTCTTTTGATAATCTGTTTAGTCTTGTAGTTAATTTCATAAGATACTACATGCCCGCGCCATGCGCCGCAAAAATAAAATGCTTCTATTTGTGCCCCACCTTTCCGGCCAAGTCCCTGACTGGCCTCAATAAAAAAATTATATTTCTCAAATCCCGACAGCACAAGCACTGTTTTGTTTGGCAGATTAATCGACAATTTTTTGATGCCAATGAGTTTTTCCCCGGCTTCTGTTGCCCATCCGGGGTCAGTTTCCCTGATATCCGGTGATTGGTACGTGATGCCATCATCAAATGTTATTTGATATTTCATATGCTCCTCTTATGAATACAAATATCTTAATGTTAATACAAGAGCCGTTGAACTGCCGGGAGTATGTGTGCCATTTGTTACAACCTGCTTGAGGTTAAAATACAGGTTTTTTGCGCCTGTCAGCGCTGCTGTATCCAACGACAGTCTGTCTGTATCTCCTGCCATAGGAGTCCCTGCCCATGTAGCTGATCCAGGAGCGCCATTAGTTGTCGTAATACCTATAATGCTTGAATTTGCAGGGGTTCCGCTTCCAAGAAAATTATGATCGGATGCGGCATGAGTGTTATCATTCCAGGCTTCAAGATATGGGATACCTGCTGTTGCTCCATCAAAATATATCGCAAATACATATCTTGTGTCACCTCCGGACTGGCCTCCTGCTGTTGTGCCTGCAAGTGGGACCTGGTCAAATATAGCGGCTGAATCATCTTTAATAAAGGTTTTCTCTGCTTCATTGCTACCGGAATCGGGGATAATGACCGGATAACGAGTACCGGTAATTGCATCACCGTCAGTCTGTTGTTCACTACAAAAAGCAAGAGCATCATTTGTAAGATCAACTACCACCCAATTTGACGAGGCATCACCTGCTCCGCCTGTCGCATTGCCTGTATTGGCTCCATCATTAGCGGTATTATTCCATAACCAATATGTGTTTGGCTGTGCCATGATTTGTTTCTCCTTGGCTTAGGCTTATATTTCCGTTATTACGCTTTCGAGATGCATCGCATAGACGGCTTTAAATGATGGCATAACTTCAATGACAGCAAGATCAAGGCCTGCATCATATAATAGCGTTCCATCTGTAATTTCCAAATCAAATAAGCTGTCCTGTGTATTGATTCCATCTGTAGTATTTATATCTATCTGAGCATTAATATTTGATATTTCTTTTGCCGCCTGGATACCAAAAGACATTGATTCCAAGGCTTGCAAACCTGCGGATATATCAAGTTTTTTATCTTCTTTTTCCCAGCCGGCAACTATTGCATCCCATTCGATATCATCTTGAGTATCTCCCCAAGTGAGGAGATCTGTTTTCATGTCTTCTATCTTCTGATAATACGCTGATAAATCAAAATGACTGTCGCTAAGGCTTTCGCTCGATTCGCTAACAATATCAAGGTCTAATGGTAAATTTTCGAGTGACCATCCATGTAATTTGATATCTAATTTCAGGTTTTCGAGTTTTTGGAAATATGCTGATAGGTCAAGGACTATATCTGCTTTGCCCCATCCTTCAGCTTTAATATCTGTCTTGAAATCTTCTGTTGCGGTTTCTTCTGAAGTAGGAAAAGTAAGAGTACCACTATCCCAAAGTTCAACAATATCGACATCGCCATCAAAATATTCAGAAGTAGTATCTGCTCCTGTAATAGGACTGTGTGTATATGCTACTCCAATCGCCTCATTATCACTTCCACTCCCAGGAGTTACTTCACTCGATGATTCAACAAGTTCACCTGTTGAGATATTCTTTAAACATATTTTTGATGTATTTGCATATAGTTCATACCAGACATCATTGCTATAATCAGTTGCAGGTATTGTGTTAGATGTTAATGAATCAAAAGATCTTCCAAACAGTCCAAGATTCCCGCTTGCGTCAATTCCAACAGCTATCCCATGATTAGCACCCCCAGATTTCCAAAAAATCTGAGCCACCCCTTTTGCTTTATCATGTATCCGAATTTTACAATAGATATCTATTGTTGTTTCATCACCATAGCTACCCTTTTGAAGACCATCATCAACACCATCAAAGGTATAGTAATCTCCATTATCTACAGGAGAATCGACAAGGCTGAACCCATCCAAACCTTCTTGATTGCCACCAATATCGTGTGTAACAAGGAGTGCCATTATAACAACACCTCATGATCCGGGTTCTCTTCACATATCAATCTTATTTTGTAGCCTTGCCTGCCTTCTACGCAGGCGCTACATACGCTTTGTTTATACATACCTCCGCCACATGCCGGACATTTGATAGAGACACGTTTTAAGTCCATTTTTTGTCCGGTGTACCTTTTTGGGGTTCTTTTTTTCTTTTGATTCATCGCCTTAATCTGTTCTTTGATTTGCTTGTTCCGCATCTCCTGAGACTGCACCCAGTACTCATTTTCAAACAGATAAAACTCACGGCCTTCAGGCTTTGTTTTTTGAGGAGACCAACCTTGAGACCTTAGTTCTTCTTTTATCTTTTGGTTGTTGTTTTTAATGCCTGCTACGTATAAATCAAACGCTTTCAGGACAGCGCTTTGATCGTATGCCTGCAACATTGCTATTATTTGTTTGTCTTGTTGTTTCATATCTTCCCTTATTCACAAACCCATTCTTGGCAAATAGCGCTTCTCCTTTTTAACTGCCGTTGCTCGCCACATATATATCCACATTCAACAAAACAAGAACCATGTCCTCCTGGCTCTATCCATACACAGGCTGAATCAGGATTATCACAAACTGTATTCCCTACGCATACACATTCACCACTACATTTTATTCCGGCCTGACCAGGGATATACTCATCGGAATAACTACAATTGTGTCCTTTACTGCAATAACTTTCTGAATGTGCACTAACAGGATAATCTACCCATTTCCCAAGAGTAGATCGCACTTCAAAAGTACAACACCCGACAGTAACAGTTTGTGTCCCGCAAGCATCTTCCGGCATAGTAAACAAGACTGAGGCCCCGTCACTGCAAACAAACTCACCGGTTTCACCAGGGGCAAGGACAGCAGGACCAGAGACATAATCGCACCCGCACATAGCTTCCCGGGCATCCTCACAAACACCTTCACAAATAGCCATCTGAGTTTGCCGATTAACCTCATAAGCCTCATTATAAGACGGTGTGCCTTTAACATAGCCCTGCTCTACAGTCATCTCATGGATTGTTTGCGCATAATCTCTTGTCTTGCCGTGCGCTGATATTTCAGCCTCGCACATTGTACTGCAATCGCAAGGGAAATCTTCTCCTTCATCGGGGCAATCCGCCGTAGAGCTTGCGCCCCATCTGTACGAATCATCATCAGGATGCAACAAGCTGTTAAGTATATCTCCATCACAGGCGAGTCCCGCTTCTCCTTCGCCATCACCGCCTTCGCCTTCGCCGGCATCTGCATCGTTATCATCATCAGGGAAACCTCCTCCACCACCGCCTACGTCCCAATCATCATCTATAGGATCCCATTCCGAATAATCATCGTCATGATCGGGAGGAGTGTCGGGGACGGAACAATCTCTTGCGCTCAGGCTTGCCGTTACTCGTAGACCTGCTTCTGTGCCGTCAGACATTGTTACGGCAATTTTAGCATTGCAATCTTTTGTAACCCCAAGAGTACGCCAGGCAACTATAGTCGCTCCATCTCCAAAATGATCTATGCTTACTTTAGTCCCCGTTTCTATTATCGTATTAAGGTCAATAGTTTTTCCATCGTGAGAGGCATAGAGATTGTTTGATTTATTGGTATCTGTGGCCAGATATACTTTTGGCGTCCCGTATGAGGCAGGCTCGATTTCTGTATTTACTTGAGACACACCCGAAACCTGGTTAAATACATAGCTGGTTTCGTTTAAGATTTCAACTTTATCGAGTGTCTTGTTCTCACTTGATAATTGTCCGCAACCTTCTATTATCCGGATTTGTACTCTTTTCCCTGTAGCGGGTTTGTTGTTAATTGTAGCCCATACCAGCACATGAGCAAGATTGCCGATACATATGGCTCCGTATGGATTAACTTTAACATTAAGGTTTGATCCACAATCACATGTATTACCAAGCTTGACTTTGATCGTATCGGATGCCCCTTCTACCTCCGCAGTAACATCAATATCTCTTGCTGTATTCCCTGCCGTTACCCTATTAACTGCACATCCCCCTGTCACGTAGGATATTCTCAAAGACTGATCGCAAAAATCAAACGGTTGATATACGGTAATTGTTTTGCCTGCAAATGTGCAGTATTTATCCCAATAATTATGATTGTTCCCTCCATCGGCATATGCCCATATCCCGATCACGTCTGATATTGGATAATCAACGGACACTGTATAATAATTGGATGCTCTGTGTTTTTGGTTTGATAACAGATAGTTGCCTGTCCCTGTGCATTCCTCGTCCAATGTAAGGCCTGTATCAGCAGTCCATGCTACAATAGTATTGTCAGGGACAATCTCCCCGTTTTGGTCTGTAACAAATGCCAATAGAGTCCCGCGGGATGTCCCATCAGCAGGGAGACAATCATCATCGGCAAGAGCATTAAGGTCAATTTGATATCCTGCACCGGTACCCAGGGCACTTATCCTGATACGATTTCCAAATTCAGGGAATTCGATCTGTTCCGTAATACTAATAATGTCCGTATCTGTAATTATGTAGTCTGCTGCTGCCGGATGGAAAACCTCATATTTGATTGTTATGTCTCCGGATACAGTACATCCGATATGCGCTCCTGCAAAGCCTGCCAGCTCTGCAATAACATCTATTGGATATATGCCGGTACATGCGTAAGTATTTGCAAAAATACTGTAGTTTGTTATTTCAAAGGATACAGATAACCCGCATAAGGCGGCCATTTCATTGACAATATCTTCACAGGTTGTGTCTTCCGTCCATGCTTTGGATATTTTTTGCGCAAATGGCGGGCCTGCTGCAGCGGATTCAGACCTGCCCCAGACTCCGGGGCTTAATATACTATCAGGATTTGTAACGATAACAGGTTTTTCGACGTAAAAATTGCCTTGAGATATCCAATTATCTCCTGTTTTTGTCAACGCTTCGATACGCAGTGCAGGGATAGTCCCGTAGACAAACTGGTCATAGAATGCCGGGTCAGCGGCAAAGAGCGTGATTTCCCGGGCATATGCTCCGCGAGTCTCGCGGATCTGGAAGCTGCTGATTTGGTCGGCGATTGAAACACCATCAAGTTTGATATCCCAGCTTAAAGACAATTTATATATCCTTGCTTACAACAATCAGATTAATTTCATAGGAAAAAATATGCTTGGCATGGTATGAAAATAATAAACTTCGCCATGCTTTAAATCCCCTTGGATTGCGGCTGAACTGCACTGTCCAGCACTCATATCCATCGGTGAAGTACCATTGCCCATCAATGGTTTCATAGGCTGTTTGCAGCGCTGTTACAACGGATTGTGAGATCGCCTTTCCGTCCGAAAAACTTATAATCTCATCTTTGATTGATAAGCCAAAGTCCTGGATAATAACTCCGCCGAGGGTACGGATTACAGAACCTCTGTCCTGGGGAGAGCCTGTCGGATTATAACTTGCGTGTATCGGGTCCTGATCGAACACTATTAATGTAGCAGGAGCAGGATCAGCATTGTCCGGATCAAGAGTTGCATCGATATCTGTCGAAAATATCCTGAATTTATCGGGCATAAATCAACCTCATTTTTGTCATTTCCTGCGCCATTTTTTTCATCGCCGCCCTGGAATCAGTATCGGTAATGCGGACAGGAGCTTCAACATCGCCTGCCTGGAACCTCACTATTAGCGTTTCCGAAGGAGCGGAACCTGCTGCAACTATGCCACCATCTGCAAATCGTTGTACATTGGATAAATCAGGCATCCGCATGTTTGATACTATACCGCCTGCCTGAAATTTCGGTAGTTTCGGCATTTTAAATTTCAGGCTGTTGATCAAATGCACCAGGCCTGATCCATATTTTCTAACTGCTTCTTTTGTTAAAATACCTTCTCCTGCTTCCAGTAGTGCATGGACCCTATCCCCTCCACCATAGCCGGGCAAAACGCCGCCTGTCGCCCTTTTTTCCGAGGCATCAGAATCTCCTGATCCTGTTTTTACGTATTTAATGTAGATTATTTTTGTAAGTGGTTTAGCGAGATCATTAAGTCGTGCTGCCATTTCCGCCAGGTTTGGCGCTGTGATTTTGATCCTTGCTTCACGTTCCTGAACGAGCTCGTCCAGGATTAATTTTGCTTCGGCGGCAAGTTTTCTCAGGTCATCCCGGACGGCGGCATCCTTGTCTTTTTGGTTTTGATAAACGCTTTCCAGGAAAACTCCAACCTCTTTAATGCCACCTTTGGCGATTTCAACGGAATCCTTAAGTGCCTTGACAACGACATCTTTTCCACCTTCTTTGCTCTTAACTTCTTCCGCCAACCCTGAATATAATCTTTCTGCCTGCTTGGCCAATGCCTCAGCATTTTTATAATCGCCTTCCCGCAACGCTTGTTTTGCGGCAACCATTTTTTGTTCAGCCTGTAGTCGTCTGTCATTCCAGGCTTCTTCATCTGTCATAGCTTTTCTACTGAGAGCACGTAGTTTATCTGCTGTTGACATACGTACTTGTTTGATCTTTTCTTCCCAGGCTATGACTTTTTGAGCATATTCTTCCGCCTTTTTGGATGCATCGGTATAAGCTTTTTTTGCTGCTTTTTCAAATGCTTCAATCTCTGTTTTCGTAGCGGCAATAGCTTTTGTCGGTTTATCAAGCGACATTTCATCCGCAACTTTTGCAGCCTCTTTTAATGCCTTTGCATATTTGTCTGTTACCTTTTTCAAATCCTTTGCTTTTTGTTCATTTTCCTTCCCTTTTGCAGATTGAAACGGCAGTAAGCCCCCTAACATTGCATCTGTGCTCATTATTTCTGCGGACGCCTGCATATTGGAATAATAAAGCATGGCGGCTTTTAAATTTTGTCTATACGCATCACGCTCTTGTACAGACATTGCCAATAGTTCTTCTTTTGATTTTATTTCAGTGTTTGCAGCATGAGCATGAGCCTGTGCATCAGATTTATACATTTCGGATGCATCATGATTTGCTTTCATGACATCGTGTAATTGCCACATTTCCGAAATTAATTTTGCAAGCTGATAACCTGTATAGACTACAGAAACAACAAGCCCACCTGCTAACATCGCTTTTGTTGCAGCAGTTTGAGCGGCAAAACTACCCATCGCAGCTTGCGCACCCAACAGAGATGTAATAGTAGCCTTTAATGATAAGACAATGGCGCCCAAGCCGAGTTTCCAAAGTGCAAATACGCCCAATGATGCAGTTAATGTCATCAAGAATGTTTTCGTAACAGGATCGACTTGAGATATTGCCTTAAAAAATCCTCTCATAGTTTTCAAAACGGGGAGAAGTCCTTTTGCAAGCAGACCTCCCATAGATATTGCAAGAGCAGATATTTCATTTTTAAACAATTTAATCTGATTTTCAGGAGTATCTTTCATCTTGTCGAATGCTTCGGCAGCCGCACCGGTAGCATCGTCCATATCATCAAGCGTATCTTTTAACCCATCGAGATTTTGCGTAAGCGCCAAGACTGCTGTCCTCGCTTCGACATCAGGGATAAGCAGCCTTAGTCCATCTTTAGAGAGATTACCTGATGATAGAGCCTTGTTGATAGCCTTGATTGTAGGGACAAGACCTTTCCATGTAATGCCTAACTCTTCAAATCGTTTTTTTGCTTCAGGGGCAGGAGACGACAGTGAAACGATAGCACTCTTTAAGGCGGTTGCTGCCTGCGGTGTTCGGATGCCTGCTTTTGTCATTGTTGCAATGGCAGCCGCGACATTTCGAAAATCTACATCTGCGGCCCTGGCAATGGGTAATACAGGGCCTATACTCGCGGCAAGTTCAGGGAATGTCGTAACACCTTTTTTTACTGTAGTAAAAAGCAGGTCATATACTTCATTTAATTTGGAGGTCGATAAGCTGTAGGCATTAAGCACACCTATCCCTGCTTGTACTGCTGTTTTCGTGTTTGTGACACCGCCAATTGCGGCCTTACCGGCAAGTTTCAACACTTTGATTGAATCATTGAGGTTTATCCCCGCAGAGAGGATATCGTATTCGGCTGATGCAAGTTCAGATGCTGTTTGAGGTATTTCTTTTGATAGAGCTACAATCTCTTTTGATAGAGCAGCATGTCGTTCTCTGGACACATCGAGCAGGGTATTAACCTCTGCCATTTTTTGAGCGTAGTCCGCAAAGGAAGTAAAAGTCTTAACTACAGCATACCCGACAGCTATTAATCCGGCGGCTCCTGCTTTTATTTTGGAGAATTCGGCTGTCCAGAGACTGGTTTCTTTCCTTAGTTCAGCCGTTTTATGTTTAAGCTTTGTCTCTGCAATCAGGAGTTCCCGAGAAGACAGTTTTCCGGATGTTTTCAGCCGTTTATAGGCTTCTTTGAGATTATTGATTTCTTGCGTAGTTTTTTTGACATTACTTATGCCGAGGAGGTTTTTATCTTTTTGTAGTATAGCGGTTTTTTCCAGTTCCGATCTGGTCTCTTTAAGGGATTTTTTAAGTTTTATTTCTTCCTCTGCAAGTTTTTTTGTATTTATCCCTGTAGTTACAAGTGATAATCTTAATTTATGCAGGTTTTCATTGTTGTTTTTGACTTCTTCTTTTAATTTTTTTGCAGACAGCTTAGCTTGCGCAAACGATTTAGCTAATTTTGCGGAGGCTGTACCGCCTTTCTTCATTTCTTTTGCAAGAGCTGCAACCCGCTTTTGCGTTTCATCGAAAGCTTTTTTGCTTGTTTCTGCTTCTTTTTTGAGACGCTTGAAAGCTTCGATTTTAGCGAGCTTTTCGAGCTCTGCTTTCATCGCGGAAATCTCTTTTTGCCCTTCAGTTTTTGCTTTTATTTTGATTTCAAGCGTATCATTGTTCGTCATTGTTGTCCCTGTTGTTCCGACATTTTTTCCTGATACTCAATCAATTCATCTATCGCCGTTTCAAAAAATGTCCATCCATATTCAAACACGTTTTGATGCCCCGCCCGGATTAACCGGCACAGGGCACGATTTATTTCTTTCTGTTTGTAACCGCCTCGGCTGCCGTGATCATACGAGTTACCAGGGCGGCAAAAAAAGGGTTGGCTGTCTCTACAGCCCCCAACAGGACATCATAAGCGCTTGGTGGCAATTCTTCCAGTTCCTGGAGGGATTTGCCTGTACTTTTTTGGACTGCTATTGCCGGGATACGGTCCGGGAAGAGGAGATCCAGAGTCAAAAGCTCTCCTTTGTCAATTTCATCAAGCGTATCCCGTACCTGTGGAGCTGTGAGTTCTTTACAACAATATTCTACACCGCAAACTGTGATTTTTTTAGTTTTTCTCATATTTTCCATCCTTTCTTAACCCATTGTCTCGACCTTGTAATACTCCTGGCCGCTTGCCTGAGTAGTATCAGCCAATACAGTCCCCTTGATGCTGAGGATTGCCGCTCCCGAACCGATCAAAGGAAAATCACCATCAAGATTGATCTGTACTTTATGGAATGTCCAACGAGTTCGGATACCCTGATCATCTTTATCCGAGACAAAGATTATCTTTTTTGTAACACTGCTGGACGACATCGCCCAGATGTATTTTTTGCTGACCGCTTCATAATCGCCTGAGACCTTGTCCGAGTCCGTAATACTTCCTGTACTTAATTTACGCAGATAACCATAATCAGGGTCAAATGTGTAATCAGTTCCATTTACACGTCTTGTTTCGCCTGTAGAATCTGTAACAACTACATCCTCCAGGGTTTCAACCCCCGTAATGGCGATAGAACCTGTCCCACCATTAGATGCGGTTTCTCCAACTTCAAAAGTGCCGGATAAATTGACAACTTCTATGTTGCCCGTACCTATAAAAGCAACTTTTGCCGTTGCGCCGGATGTGTCTCCGGTCAAAGTATCACCTATAGCAAGATCGCCCGATGTGATTGTCCCAGACAATTTTGTACTGAAAATATTTAAATAACCGAGATCAATGTATAAATCATCTGCAAATGTTGGTGTGATACCATCTATAAAACTCGCAGATTGATTTAATGTATTGACTGCCGTGCCTAACAAGGCCATTTTTAAATTTTCATTTGTCATTTCACGCAGGCCGAATGTAATACCTGCTTCCCGTTCAGATTCCACTTCCAGGATAGTTGCTTTTGCGGCGTTCCTGTTTGTCTTAAGTTTTTCCGTGCTTACTGACATGTTAAAATTAAGATTTTCGAGGTCTCCCAATTCATCGAAGGATGAACCTCCTACAGCTCCGGCATAACATCTGCCTGTGCCGTTATATCTGATATTGTCCGCGCTTGATGCTAATGGCATGATGATTTCTCCTTGTTATTATTATTAATTTTTATAATTTTCTTTGTGCCTGTAATTCATATGTCGCATTATATAGACATAATCCTTTGCGAGGCTCATATATTTCAGGGTCTTCTTTAATTAAATATGCAGGCGACCAACCTGTCAGCATCTTTTTACGATGTAGGACACCCCTGACAGCTTCCAGGATATCATATATCCCGGAGGACGTAGCATCGCCCCTTGCGGATGCGGCATTGCTCCTGTAATTTTTATCTCCAATCAACAACATAAGCGACATAGTACATTCATCAATACTGTTTTTGCGGATGACTCTCATTCCATCTGCAATCACGTAGATGCAAGGGAACCGTGCTGTAATCCGCGTCAAATCTCCGACTTCAAGCTGGCCTGCATAAGCTTCTATCGTCCTGATGTCTACGCTTGTCATTGACTCTAATGCAGTAATAGCGGCATTTTCAAGTTGCTGAAATTCGTGCATAATTATAAGATTCCTAACAAATGATCTTTGATAATCCTGATAAATTCCCTTTGATTTTCTTTATTAAAACCGAGATGTGGCCTTGCAGGGATAAAGACCTTTTTGCCTCTTCCTGTCTTTCCCCCAAACTGGTGTATTGCTGCATAGTCCTTGCTTGTTTTGTCAGGACTTACTACAACTTGGTCGGCACTTGCTTTGTAGACAGTACGCCTCAGATGATGATCTTTTGTAAGGATTTTTTTGTTTGCAAGCGCTTGATGGCCTTTTTTTCTGAGGATACTACGTTTAGTACTCTTCGCAAGTGGCGCCCATGGTATCCCTGCAGGTGAATGTTCTTCTTTGAACAATATTTCCCTTTCCCGGACCATATATTCACCAATATTTTTAAACGCAGGGAGCAGCCCTTCCCCCGTCATCCTGTCATACAATCCCGACAAGAGACCAGAAACCCCGGTTTCATTTATTTTTATATCAAAAACAACGCCCATTAATAATTATCCATACTCCCAATTGAATTGTCTGAACTACGTCCCATTGAAAAAATACGGTCATTTTTCGTTGTAGTAACTGAGACAGTATCTTGAGCTATCTCTACAGGCGCATCCACACCAAGTGTGACAAAGCCTTTTGATAAGTTTTGCAAAAAACGGATAGCATCTCTATAGCGGTTTCGCCTGTCTTCATCCGCTCCCTGCCGTCTGGAAAACAAATTATAGATACTAATATCAACGGAAAACTTTCGGATGACAGCAGGAACAGGATCAAAGGGGACAGTATATCGTTCGCCACAATAACCATTGATTTCCGCATCCGCGTCTGCTATGGCACGATCTACTATCAAAGGATCAAAAGTTCCTGCTCCGGAGTCATCAGTTAATTGTGTCAGCTCATCTTCCGGTAATTGCTCTTTAATATCATTGAAAGTGCAATATGCCATTTATTTGCCTTTTTTTACATGTATAAATTTTTGTTTTTTGCTTGTTGCGAGTAGTTCTTCCCCAACCTCATCAGGATATTCAATAACCTCATTTTTTTTTTGCACAGGATACCCCCCTATTTTTACGAAAGGAGATGGCCCCATATATTTTATTTTCATTAGCCTTCCCTCTTTTTTAGGGCGAATATATCCGCCCTAATCTGATTTATACTACGTAGCGTATGTATCTGCAAAAAGATAGCCCACGTCAGAAGCTATTACCGCTATATCAGTTTCTTCTGCAACCTCATAAACATCCTGATGCTCTGCCGGCTCTCGCCATGTTGTAGTCCTGCGCGCCTGTTTGTTTTCGTATGCGATTCTTACCTGGATCCCTGCTGTTAATGTTTTTAATCCTAATTTTGGGGCGCGATAAAATAAAAAACCCATACCTTTGTCAGCATGAACAGTCCAGATATCCTTAGCATTGAAATCCGTACCATCCTGAGTTTCTTTGGCATCCGAATAAACAGCACTACCTACAAGCACCTCATCAAGATCAAGGATGGCAGCAAGCAGATCAAGTGTTAATACACCACGTTGAGTATATTTAATTTTGTCCAGGATTGCTTCAACTTCTTTAAGACCCATATAAGTTAAATAATCAATAAGCAATACGTTTGCCAATATCCCGGTTGAAGATTTGATTGCCCTTTGTGCATTTGCAATATCAGAAAGAAATGTATTTGTCGCTCCGGCAGGAGACCAAAGACCTTCTACATCTTCCCCACCGGGAGTACCATCTGCCCACGTAGTGCTTGTAATCAAATTAGATACTCTTCGTTCTTTTTTTAAATCCACTTTGTCTGTAGCAAACTCAATGGCATCTTGATCCGGTTTAATTACCGGTGCACCTTGACTTTTTGCAAAACGTCTATCTTCATCTGTCACTTCGGTTGCAAAAGCATATTCGTCAGTAGCAAGTGAGATACTGGTAAGAGGATATCCCCCACGTTTTGCTCTTGTCCCTGCTGCTCGGATGCCTGCCTCATCTCGGAACCATGCACCTTTTTGGTATTTTGTTATTTTTGCTTTAGGATCGGCTCCATCAAGAATAGGAAAAACACGATCCGCAATATAGTCTTTGTTTTTGTAGGCTATAGACACGTTTGCAAGCGGCCCTGCTACAATTAAATCTTTTACTGCTGTCATTTAATATCCCTCCTTCGGGTTAGTGGACTACAGTGCCGAGGCTATAAACATCATATGTAGCAGCACCAGTCACAATTAGTAAAAATCGTTTTGAATTATTTTGAGCAATAGTCATTGTCCCTTTTGTTGTACCGCCTGTACCGGCTGCAATAGTAATCGTTTCATCTGCATCAGCAGAGTTTTTAACAATAAATTCAATGGCATTGCCAACCCCACCTTGATTTATTGCGGCAATCATAAGTTCGGCTGTAGGTAGTGTATCAGTCCGAGACCCACCGGCCGGGTCCCGGTCGATAAATCCTCCTAAGATTTGAGCCGCTGTCAAAGTTACTGCGCCTGCTGTAGTGATAGATGTAACTGCCATTTGCTTAACTCGTCCACCTTTTCTCCTGTCCATAGGATTGAAGAGAATCACTGAGCATAAATCATTTTCAGCCCCTGCAGGTTCTACGACCATGCCTCTGGATGTATCCCACCATGTCCCGGCATCATCCGCTTTCCCAGCATCCGATGCAGAAACATATTCTGGTTTTACAAACGTTCCGATAGTCAAGGCAGCATTAGCCACAAGTTTAGATTTCCCGATTATCATG